CAATGAGGGTCACCTATAACTAAGTGCGTTGCCATTAGTTTAACTCCTTATCTCGTTTCTTTTTTAGGAACTCAAGAAAGTCTATAACATTAGACTCATCATCAAACTCTGCCACAGAACTGATTGTCATATCTTTCTCACTCTTTTTTTTATCTTCAGCAAATCCACGGAGTCCCCACAGAAACGTTGAATGGGGGTCAGTAGTTGCCATCTTTATCATGCCTCTAGCTATTGTAGAACATAATTCATATTGCTCTGTGGTCATTTTAGATTTACTATCCATTATAATACCACAAGTAAAACCTTTTTGCCAAGGGCTAACTATTACCTTAACAGAATTAATTGCACTAATTTTATTTATCTTTTTCATTCCAATACCTATTATGATTTTTACTATCGTATTCTAAAACTTTATGTTCAAAACCTCTCTTCATACTAGTCTTACCAAAATACTCAGCTTTTTTTTCATCATCAAATATTATATTACTAAACAATTTATACTCCTTATCTTTTTTATTTTTAAACACTACAAAATATAACATCATATAGAGCAGGTGAAGAATAGACCCCTCAAACTATTCCCCACCACTCTCTACGGTATCATCTTTCTTTGGATTTGTTACAGAAGTGTACCAAACCCATTTAGGATTTTTACCTTTCG